TATCTGTGTACACTTTTGCATCTGTATCTGCATCACTTATAATTCCTAACATAGATGATAACATATATCTTCTGTAATAAGTAATTCCACTACCTGTAGATTGATACACATTCATACCTTTCATTGAGCATTCTGGAATCACTGCGTGTGATTGAATACTCTCTCCACTTGGATGATGAAATAAAATTGTACATAATCCATCTTCTTCCATAAGTTGAGTGAAACCTAATTTATGTTTGTTTAAAAGAGGATTAATTTGTGCTATTATGTAATCAAGTTTTATATACTTGTATCCATAACCATCTGTTTCTTTAAGTAAAACAGGACATTCTTGCTGAAAATCAGCAAGAGCTTTAAAAAGATTTTTTTTGTTTTGCATTTTGTTTATTTTATTTGATTTAATTTAATTTTATGTTTTGCATATTTCTTCAAAACATTATCTCTTCGAGTTTTTAAGTTTTGTATATGCTTGTCATTCTTTCTTGTGTTCATTTCAGTTTTCATCCTGGATTCAATGAGTGAAAGTTTATGATTGCAATTACTGAGTGCAACTAATAAGATTGCTTTTTTCCATCCATTTATATAAAACAATGAATACTCTTCTTCATCCATTTCTTGATAATAATCGCCCCCTTTTGAGCAATTTAATATTTCTATTTTACTTGGAAATGCCTGTAGTTTTACTCCTAATTTAACAATAAACGTAGCTTTGCCTATTGTGTTTTTTGTAGCAGTACGATCTTGAATTGCTTGATTATAAACTTCTTGGATGGTGTACATTAAACTTCTTGATTAATTTTTTCTATCATATGCAGATAATCCTTATCAGCATCAATTAAGGCTTTAGCTTGTTTATATCCATGTATTATAGTAGAATGGGCTATCTTACAACCATTGTCTTCCATAAATTTTTGTACATAAGAAACTCTAATTGGTCTTTCTAAACATAAATAATATAAAAGTTGTCTTGCATCTACTAAATCTCTTCTCCTGGATTTGTCAAACATTTCATCTAATCCAAGATGAAATTGTTCTGCAATTGCGTGTGCATATTTATCGAATATTTCTTTTTTCATTATATTTTATTTAATTGTTTTCTTTTAATCTTTCAATTTCAAATTCTAAATGTGCTATAGCTTTATATAAATCTTGCACAGGTGTTTCGTGTTTTCTGGAACTTCTTAAGCAATAAGTAACTGCAGTACCTATATTGTAAGTACAATCAAAATCAGTAACAACATACCTTGCTTGATAATTTCTTTTTTTATTTGTTCCAACATAATAATGTGGAACTCTTTCATCTTTTGACATTTAATTATATTTTTTTAATTTATACTTGCTCATATCGTTTGAGATAAAAACATTTTTTTTTGGCTCTCTATATTTAGGAGTAATAGCACGTAGTCTATTGTTTACTTCTTGCATTCCAGAATAAACAAAATAATCATTAAGTTCAATGTAATTCTCCTTAGACTTTGCTTTTAAATCTCTTTCTTGAGATAAATTTTGGATAAGATATTTAGATAAATTCATAAGTTAAAAAGAAAAGGGGGAGTTAAAAACATTTCCCCCAATTCATTACACACACAAAACAATTTGATAACCATAGCAAAAATAACCTATTACTTTGGTATAACAAAATTATTTGAAGAGTTATTTTTATGAATTTGTAATGACTCTAAATTAAGTTGTTGTAACCATCTTATATACTTAAAGTTGGGATTTTCTTTTAATTTTTCATTTAGGATCATTTGCTCTAATTCATTCATATTTAGTGATTTTAAGTGATTTTATAAAAATTTGACCTCTCCAGAACGCTTCTAAGAGACTTTCTCAATGTAGTTGATACCTAACTACCCCCAAACTACAGGGTTAAGGTTTACTCTCTCAGATTTGTCTTTAGTAACAGATTCAAGTGCTTCCTTTATGGTTTTACCATAATAAACATTTAAATCATAAGAATCATAATAACCTTCATCATAAGTTTCTTCCAAGTTAGTATGTGGCTCAACCAATTTAGTTAAGTTAACTAAAAATTCCCATTGTTTTCCATTGTAATCATACTCAAAAGGAAACTTTCTTCTCTTGTCATTAGGATTGATTCCTTTAGGAGATATGTCTTCTTCTACTTTTACAATTCCAAGTTTATCAATGTAAAAGTCAAAATCATCTTCATACCAATTTGGACATTCAAACGAATTTTGCTCAACACAAACTCCATCTTCATATCGCATCCATCCACCCCAACCTGTTTCTTCTTCCCAAGAATAAGTAAATGTTGGATGAATCTTTGCTAATCTTTCTATTAAATCAACGTGCAAAGGACTCCAAGCAGTAGTATAACTATAGCATCCATTTTCGTAATTGTTATCATAACAACCCCATTTTGTACCATAGTTATAGTGATTCCAATCATACCAATTGTCAAACAGATATTTGTCTTTAAGATTATCCGACATAGCTTGTGTAATATTATTGCTAAAGATTCTCTCATTATTAGTGACCTTGTTCTCTAATTTGTTTTGTTTTTCTTGTTTAATGTACTCTTTTTCAGAAACGATCTTAGAAGGGCTTGAAGTATTTTCTAATTCTTCTGGAAAGGGGATAAGATATTCAGCTAAACCCATTTTCTTTTTAGCAATTTCTGTAAATAGTGACTCTTCTTTTTTAGTGGATATTCCACTAATTTGTGCGTATACGTGATTAGGCATAATTTTCTTTTTTAGTGGATATTCCACTAATTTGTGCGTATACGTGATTAGGCATAATTTTTTGATTTTAAGTTAATAATTAATTTGTGATTTGAAATGTATTGTGACCTGTCGTTTTCAGTTTGAAAATACTGATAGGATGCACTTGCTATGTAATAAACATAGTACATTTCTTGTTTTCCATTTTTGTTGAAGACTATTTCTCTTCCTAATTTGATTTCATTCATATTAATTTTATTTTGGTTTGTACCACCAAAACCCCACTGCGATTAGCAGTGAGGCAGGGGAACTACAACAAAACAACAATTAATTATTCATAACTTATGCAAAGATAATTAAATTTTTGACATAACTTCAATTTCTTCTGGAACTTTACTTTGATCCGTAGTTTTGTTTTTCAACTTTGTCAGAATATTTACAAGCTAAATCATATATATGGTCATCATATTCTTGCACATAATCAACAAAATTATTAAACCATTCTAATACCATTTTATTGTTTTTAGCATCAAAATTTATTTCAGGAAAAGTATCTTCCATATCATTTTTAAATTCTTCCCACGTTAGTAAAGAACCATTTAAATAATGTGTTGGTCTTTCTCTTTTCCAATATACATACAATTTGTTTTCTTGAAGTTGTTTTAATGTTCTGGATTTACTCATTTTTTAGGTTTTTAGGTTAATATTAAGGTTTTTACGAAAAATCGGCTTTCATAGATGCGTTCTAAGGCACTATCTCAATGCACTTGATATCCAAGTACCTCCAAATTTTACGTTAAAGACTTTTTGTCTTTTACCACCAAAACCTCGCATATTTCTATGCAAGGCAAGGCGTGTGATGTAATACTTATTTCTTAATGAAATATATGTACGACAAGACTAAAGATGAAAAACAAAACGCAAAGAAATATTAAGTTGCAGAATGTTTCGTAAGGATTTTCCATAATTGATTTAAATAAAAAACAAAACGCAAAGAAATATTAAGTTGCAGAATGTTTCGTAAGGATTTTCCATAATTGATTTAAATACTTTTTTCATAATTTTAGTTTTAGGTTATATAAATAAATGTGTTGGGTCATAGTCTTTTCCATCTTCATATTCTAAGATTTCAAAAACATCTCCTTTGTTTTCATAAGCAAATTTCATTGCTTCTTTTTTTGTTTCAAACTCATAATCGTTTGAAATGTAATCACCACTATCGGTGTATTCTCGTAATTCTACTATGTAATTTGGCATAATTTTGATTTTTAGTTATTGTTTTATTTTTAGTTTTAAATTATTAATTATCATTCCTTCAATTTCATCAAACATATCGTTGTAGAAATTTTGTGCATCATCTGTCCATACTATACATTTGGAATCACTTAGTCCATCTTGTATTTCTTTGGTGGCTCTTGCACCAAACTTATCATTAGTAATCATTGATGCAATATCGCATACACATTCTAATACTCTTGAGTTTTCAATATTCATATTTATTTTATTTTTAGTTATTAAATTCTGATATACATTGTTCTTCTTCGGCAGACATTATTATTACTTCACATAAATCTCGAGGAATTTTGCTACGTTCGTGATTGCCTTTTAAACCTTGAGTTCCACTTTGACTACCTCTTGGTGCAGATACGTGACAAGGGTCACCATTCTTACACATAACTCTTGGAGTCCAACCAAAGTCATTAGTCCATATGTCAGTAGGCTTCATACGTGGTAATTCATCTCCACTTGTATACTGACAATAAGTTATAGTCTCTCTTCTATGGTTTATAGTTTTAAAGATTGGTGATTTTCTCATCTTACCTCTTGGATTTTCTATGTACCATATAAGGTTAGGATTCTTCTCAAGATAAACTTTGATTATCTCAATGGTTTTGTTTAGCAATTTGATACCTAACATATCTTTATCTTTAGGCTTAAACTCAAATCCACTTACCCACTTTCGACCAATACAAGCCACTGAAAAATCAGTGCAAGGACAAGATGCCCATATAACATCGGGTATATATTCCTCTTCTAATTCACCAACTTGCATTTCGTTAAGTCTGTAATCCCAATCTAAAATATCACCTACCCAATTAGTATTTGGATAGTCAATATTGTCGACAGAAAAAACTTCATGTCCTCTTTTCTCAGCTACTTTCCCAATGGAACGTGAGCCACTAAATAATTCTAATATTTTCATAGTTCTTGTATTTTTCTTAGTAAATTACCTACATTCATTTTGTCTAAATCATCACCTCTTTTAGCTATGATTCTTACTGCAGTACATATAAGGTTTTCTTCGTACTTAGTAATGTTTAATAGTTTTTCTGTTAAAAAATTAAAGGATTCTGGAAGTCTCGATCCATAGAGATTTGTGATTGCTTCCATTCCCTTAATAAACTCGTGCTTATTGATTTCATCATTGTCGTAAGCATCAAGATGAGTTCTAAATGAACTCAATGTTGTGTTCTTAAATGGTTTAAGATTTTTCATTGTTTTGTTGTTTAATTAAGGCACTATTGCCATTTACCACGAAAACCTCGCATATCTCTATGCAAGGTGATTGTGGTGGAGAAAGACTCTTAGAATCTTTTCCTGATATTATACTCTTTGTGACATTGCTTAATGATTTCCTTAGTTATGGCGTTCTTAAGCTTGGTTACACAGGTATTGATATTATCTCCTAAATCATAATCTCGGATTGTTCCTAATTCTAATTCATTAGATATATTTATTATAGCAAACTCAACATTAATACTAATGTTAGAATCTACTGATTGATAGATTTTACTTGGTGTTAATTTAAATGGATTCATATTTTAAATTTTAGGTTAGTTAAATATTCGTGGTTTACTATAGTAGACTTATCCTCTATTGAGTCGATTATCTCTTGTATGGATTTTCTACCTTCATACCCATACTTCTTAATTAAGGAAGGAATAGTAAGAGTATAACCTCTGATTTTACCTGTGGTCAACACTACTCCTTTTTTATAATCTTTTTCAGTCAGAGTTTGATTTAGGACATCTCCTAATAATAACTCAAGGCACGTTACCCATTTATATTTATCATCCCATAAAGACTCTTTGGTTATCGTGTCATATATGTTCTCTATTGAATGGTGTCCATAGTTCTTGATGTCTAATTCACCACCATAGGAATCATCCCAACAATTACACACCTTAACATTGTCAAAGCTAATGTCCCATTCAAAGGAAGGTGCATCGTGACCTCTCATCTTTTTTATGTTGGTAGCTTTTGCTCGTTTTAAAAATTCTTTTTTAGTCATAGTTTTGTTTTTAGTTATTGTTATCTTGAATTGCTTGTTCTATTTCATCATAATATACTTCCATAGGCTCTGTAACGCAATCACCATTTAATGTGATTTTGTCTATCTCTATAGAGTAGTGTGGTGGTGTGAAATGGTCACCAACCTCATAGTATTCAGTGTAGGTAACTTCGCAGATGTTATTCTCTGAAAATTCCCAATCATAAGATTTTTGTACATAATTTGTGTTCGTGTTTCGCATTGTAATTTTTTTTAAGTTAATACTCTGATTGCTCAGAGTTTCATCGTTACCGAATCATCAGTTAACTAAAGTGCTTCTTCATATACTTTAGACTCAAGAGTGACATCCTCTAAAGCCACTTTATATCTTATTACCTTACCAAATATGTTTAAGCTATAAACGTGCATACTCCTGTCAGTAATTTTATCAATGTTTACAGATTTTTCATCTGAAGTCCAATCTTGTTTGTCTCCTATCGTAAGTACGTAAGAATCATACATTCTACCACTTTTTGCAAATGACACAAAGTTTTCTATATAATACCATTTGTTATCATATTTGCTACTAAGTCGTATCTTTATTTTCTCCTTAGGCTTCATACATTCCATTACTTGATTTAATTGTGTTTTAGTTGTCATAATTGTTGTTTTTAA